TCATATCATCTTGAGTTGCAGTTTTATTGGATCCCTTAAGTAAGATTATTGCCCTACCTAATGCGGAACTGGCTGTATCTTCTACATACCATTTTTTCATATTCGGCATAAATGTTTCCCTGGATCCAAATGCAATATTTGATGCAGCAGGTTTATCATCATTGGCATCACGCCATAATGTGGCCTGGACCAAAATGTATCCTTCTCTAGGATCATGACTTATGACTGAAATGTCCGATCTTCCATTTTTGTATGTGCTAATAAACCATTTATTTAAAGTAGCAACATCTTCATAATCATTTAAATTGAAGGCCATTAATCAATCCAATCTAATGTGCTGTCTTGCATGGCGTCATGACAGGTCTTTGCAATTGAAATATAAGCAAGCGCGTCTTTATAATGGTCATCGATTTCTGGACTTTCCACGCTTCGGCTGATTTTGACCAGTGCCATGCACATAGCGACTTGGTTTGGCGTAATTGGATAACCAACATATGCCGACCAGAGTTCAGCGATTCGGTTGTGTTGTGGATATGGATGACCATAATGGCTTCCTCTTGTATGAATAAGCGCGATTGCATCATCAAACAATTTCTCAGTGTTTGTCATAATCGAACACCTGATCTTGCTTATTTTGTATCATGCGGCGATGAAGTTCCCACCCATCCCGACGGCCTCTCCAATAGTGTGTTTGTTTGCGGTCCTCAATCTTTAACGCAACAAACCAATAAAGTGTAATTATACCTATGGTTAAAAAAACTGCATTTTCGAATGTCATTTTGTAGCCTGCTCCCTTATTGCATTTGGTACGACAATCGGATCTCGATCATCGATTACTGTATACCTGGCACCTGACGGATGAATTGATGGTGCTGTCGCAACATAACCCCGCCATTTAATATCGATGCCATCTATTAACTTGCCTCTAAATACATCACCAGCATTGGCTCTGTAATATAGATGCAATCCATCGCCTGTCTTTACTGTATAAGTTGGTTCAAATTCTTTAAGTAATGAACCACCATTTCTGTAATCTATGTCAAAGACTACAAGTCCAGATTGATAACACCCAATACCAAGATTGATATTAGGATCAAAATCAAACCAGAAATTTATTAACTTCTTGTCAGTGGTTGCTGATAAGTAAGCGCGTTGGCACAAGCCAAAATGTGGATCTTTCATTTGTGGAAGTAATGGCAGTACATGCCAACCACGATCTGCTAGATCCAGTGCAGCCTGTCTAGTGTTTATGTCTGTCTTCATCTTGCTCCCTATCTGCAGGCCCTTCACCTGCTGATTAGGTAACTATGGCACTTGTCAAATAGGCCGACAACTAAACTATCGGCGTGTTTTATAACGATTAGATAACGCTAATATCCTCAAATTGATCGATATGATCATCAATCGTGCGGGGCTTATAATCTGTTTCACGCCCCATAAGACCTTTTATTGTATCGGAATGATCCGTCATGATTAACTGGGATTAACTCAACCTGGTGGCCAGTCTTACCAAAACTTAAGACTACAAATCCCATATTCCAATCGCCAGACGCATATTTTAGGTAACTCGCTTTATTTTTCTGATCCATTAAATGTCCAGCCTCTATGCCCCAAATCGTTGAATAACGGCCGTTTAAGCCAGTTTGATGCCTGACTGCACCCTGACGATGGCTATGCCCACAAATGGTGTTTAAATTCCATTTCTTGGCCAAATTAAGGCCAGTTATGCCTGCATGCTTAGACATGTTGCCTTCATCCCCATGAGCAAGGAACCAATTTTTTTCGAAGGCAAACCCTCTGCGGTGGAATTTTATGCCTAATGAACTGAAATCCATAAATCGCTCATAAGTCAACTCTGGTAATCCAATAAGGGATGGCGCACCTTTGAGTAATGTGGTATATAAACGATCAGTATGGTTGGACCTGACAATATCTGTAGTTCCTAAATCAAATAAAATATCTTGAGCCAGGGCTCTCTCTTGATCTAAGGTTTCGGCAAACTCTAACTTTGTACCTTTTACCCAACGCGATTGGGAAGTGAAATCTAATTCATCACCGGTATTTAAAACAAAATCAAATTTTTCATGCTTAGCCATTCGTATCAAATTAGACACGGCTTTTGGATGATGCAGTGGAATTTGGAGATCTGGGACCACCAGGTATCTGCGGTTTGCTTTAATCTTCATCTCCGTCATCTGTTGGATCTATAGATGGAATTATACCGCCATCACCGACAATCCAATCAGGAAATGTTTTGTGTTCAGTCATTAACCAGAATGCGTGCTCTGGTGTAAAACCAGCCTTCCTTGCCGCTTTGTAGCAAGTATGCAACGCTATGTAATGTTGATCAATTTTGCTTAATGGTTCAGGGGAACGGCGAACTACGCGACGATTTATTTTTTTGCGTTTCCGTGTGTTCGCCATAAATAAAATTATCTCTTAGACATTAAAACAAATAGATCATCGACACGCTTTTCTAGTCTTGTAATCTGGTCCTTGATCGAAGATCCCGAATTTGGCTTAAGTTCGTTTAACCAACCTTTAACCAGGTATCTCAAACCAATAAATACGCTTGTTAGCACGGCGCAAGCGCCAGCGAAAAATCCAGCCCATTCTGTCGGACTCATTTCGCATTGATTCCATAATCAACCTCATAGCCTGATTTTGGATCTAAGGCTTTTGCTGCAGGTCCAGCGAATGCTGCAATTGCAACTGATATAACAGGATCAAGTCCTAATTCATTACTGGCAAGAAATGTCAAAAATGATACAAGTACGCCTCTTAGGTATGATTTTAAAATTGCCTTTTGCTTCTTTGTGATTTTCATTCGTTGCCTTTCAGTAGTGGTATGTCAAACTCGGCTGAGTTATTGTCTTGATCTTTCTTAAAACTAATATGCAAATGATGCGTATGTTTTGATGCGCCTTTATATTTTCTCCAACGCCAGCCAAGAATTGGCGATGCAATACGGCCATTGAATATTACATAACTGATGCGGCCCTGAGATTTCCCATATAATCTAATTTGATCTGCCAAATACTCTGGAACCCTTTTGTCGTCAGATAACCGAGCAGTAATATCGAGAGCACGCACGCATCCTGTTTTTGGGTCTGGGTTATGATCGGATTTTGATGCTCGTGATAGGTGTGCCAGAGAAGCCACCCATCCATCACTTTTACGATTCCTGTCGGGGTAGCAGTCATCAACTTGTTTTCTAAATTGAATTGCCGCTTTAGATAACCAAGGCTTCATTAGCCAATTAGCAATTTTGCTTCGTCAGCAGTAATGCCAAGTCTATCAAGTAATGCTTGCTTTTCGGCAGCCTTTGCTTCGGCTTCCGCTTGCGCTTCCAATCGCTTTATTTTGTTTGCCTCATATTCTGCAAATTCTGCATCGTTCATTTCTCGGTCTATGACCTCGTTTGTTGCAAGGTCGTGGATTCTAACCATAGGTCTTGACATATTATTTCACCCCATAAATTTCTACTGTGCCACCATCCATTGAATTATCTGCTTGATCAAAAAATCTTAATGATGTAACTGCAACTGCGCTATTGAAATTGCCAATAAAAAATCTTGCATTTGTAGAATTATTTTGTGTTATATAGGTAGCCATTTTTTTATTACCTGAATTTGAATAATCTGGAAGATAAAATTCCGCAATACCACTAGTTGCCGCCTCGTCTGTGTTGCATCCGTTCAAATTAAATTGAGTAGTTGAAGAAGTATTTGATACAGTTGTAGTTTGAGTGGATAAATTAGTTTCAGAATAACTTGATGTTGATACTGAGTTAATTCTTATACACATTGGATAACCTGTTACCGCACCTACTGAAGGATTAAAAATTCTAACTAATAAACTTTTATAGGTTTGATCTATATTTGAAACAGTTGTTGATGTTCCTGATAAAGTAGTTGTTGATAATAAAGTCATACCGCCAGCAGCAGCAGTAGCCCATTTTAATCCTGTGGCGGTCGATGAATCTGCTGTCAATACTGTGTTATTTGCGCCAACTGCAAGGCGGCTTACTGTATCTGCTGCTGTGGCTGCAATGATGTCGCCTTTAGCATCAACAATAGTTTTAGCAATTGCTGCATCAGCATTTGTTTTCATCTGTGTATCTACCGCTTGACCAAAAATTTCAAAATCAGCAGGTAGATCTTTTACCAAATCTGTGTTCGTTGGCATAGCAAACGAATAGTTGGTAGTTGGATTAGCCATTACTCTCTCTTTCTAATCAGGCTACTATTGTAGCGTACTCCCAAGTCAATGTTGGGTCTATTGTGTTCCAAGCCTCTGTCGCGGGAACTGTATTCCAACGCATGGCCACTTGACTGTAAGCCACTGGGGATACATTTAAAGTTAAATAAAGTTGGTTAAAACTGACCGACCATGACCATCCCTCAACATAACCCTGGAATCTGCCATCTGATATTTGGCTTGGTAAATTAGTTAAATCAACAGGCATCCCCATAAATACGCCAAGTAAGGCATCTCTGTCAGAATTGTCAATTTCTGAATTTGTTAATGGAAATGTGATGGTGTCAAATTGTGGTTGTGGAAAGGCACGCTGTGAAATATAACGATCGGCTACCGCTTGAGCATCTGTAGCATCATGCAATAAAGAATTAATGCTTTGAGCCTTGTATCCGTAAGTTGCAATTGATGTAGCGCTTGTTGCTGTTTTCTGTTGATTGAAGTTATTACCATAGTTGATGTAAATATCATTTCTAACATCACCAGCCCGCATGGTTGTTTTTAAGCCTTTACCAATTGCATGGCCACCATCTAATTCAACATAACCATTGGTCAAAAGATAGTTTTGCCTATGATCTGCATCGGCATAACCGACATTACCTTGATTGTCTTCATATAGATAACCAAATGCTGAATTGGCTATCTCTGCTGCTATGTTGTAAATTGTATCTGGACTGGCTCCCCTGTTTTCCATTTCATACAATCCTGGCGTATCAATTTCTCCCAGACCAACATCTCCAGCATTAGCCCAAGTTTCAGTTGGATCATAATCTTGCCATTCTTCACCTGCAGGCACTTCATTCCAGGAATTTAATAACAAATCATCTAACAAATCTAATATTTGATTTCCGTCAAAATCTTGAGATAATGTATCGTTAAATATAGTTTTTGAAAGTTTAGCCAATGAACCTACTGCAAGAATGCTATAACGGATTTCAGTTCCAGCAGCACCAGCATTTCCCACTTCAATTGTCAAATCTGTAATATTGCCCCCAAATAGACTGACATAAGTATTGCTTGAGTTTTTTACCTGTAATGCAATTCCATCATTAATATCAAAAGAATAAGATTGATTATTTAAAGCAACAATCGTTAATTGCATATAAGATGCAACTGGCTGTGAATAAATATCTTTACGACCAGCATTGTGTGCCAAATTAGCAATTGTTACATTAGTGTAATCAACGCCGTTGACTGTTAGTTTCCAGGATGGTGTGAATACTGTCATGGCACAAATGGGGTATAAACTGTTCCTCTGGCTGTTGACTGAGTTTGAATATCAGTTAAAACTCTATTCAATCCTTCAGGATCTACAACCGCACCTGATACATAAATGTTTGTTGTATTACCACCAGCCTGGCCAAATGGTGTGCCACCAATTACTCTTTGTTGAGCAGTTAAGTTTTCTGCCTGGCGCTCTAATACTCTAAATTCAGCAGTTAATTTATCAAATTGTGCCTGGGCTGCCTTCTTGCCAATTCCCTCTGTAGCGACCTGGAATGTTAATTCACTGAATTGATCTTGAATACTAAGCAATCTATCTGTTAAGTTTTTAAGACTTGTTGCACCTGTTGCAGTAGTACCAGCAGCGCCACCGCCACCACCGCCTGCTCCACCAAATCCACCACCAAATCCACCACCAAATCCACCAACACCACCCCCTGCAGCAGTGCCACCCAAACCAAACATTGGATTGCCAGATCCGTATGTAAATGAACTACCACCTGAATCTGTTTCATCTCCACCTGCAGCAAACTTCGATAAACCATAAGTTACGGCTACTGCTGCTAATGCTGCTGCGGCTGCACCAACGGATGCTCCACCAGTTGCAAACGCTGTAGCAACACCTGCACCTGCGGCTGCTGTTCGTAATGTCTTCATGGCTGTAATTAATGTGCCAATTGCAGTAACAAATGCAACAACTTTACTGGCCACAAATACTGTAGCAATAATTCCACCTAATGCAATCAATTCATCTTTGATGCTTATCACAAATTTAATAGTTGACTTTACCTGCTCACCAAATTCATAAGCGCCTTGAGTAGCATCTGTTAAACCTTCGGTAACGCTATTATCACCAGTTAATCCAGCAGCGAATGCTTGAATTCTTGGTACAACATTTATTAATAAATAATCTGCGAATTGCTTGACAATTGGTAATAATGCAAACCCAATCTTTTCTTTTGTCTGGTCAACTGCAATTTGTAATTGTCTAAACTTAAACTCAGCATTGGTTGCTTCATTATCAATAAATCCTTTGTAAGTGCCTTTAAGCATCTGCATGATTTCTTCATGAGATTTAGTTTTTAAAGTAGCCGCATCAATACCTAAACCGAGTTTACCTAGTGCAGCATTTTGTCCATCAAAACTTTTACCTAACGCATTGGCCACTGTTTCTAATGGTTTGCCTGTCGCAACACTTATTTCTTGTGATAGGTTTAATAAATCTTGAGCCTTAGTTACATCATTTGTGGATCTAATCAAACGACCCAGGGCAGGTCTTAAAACATCATCTGTGGTTGCAGTAGCAATTGACTGTTGGTCAATATAAGTATCTATTGCCTTAATCTGCTCATCTGTGGCCTTCGTGTTGGCTCTGATGGTTTGCTCTAATGACTTCCTTGCCTTTTCATCTTCAGCAGCAGCCTTTACTGCAGCAATAGCAAACGCGCCAGCAGCAGCGCCAGCAATAGCGAATGCAGCAGCAGCCTTCTTGCCAAAATCGGCAATCTGATCTTTACTGTTATTGACTACCTTTTCTGCATCTTTGAGTCCATTACGCAAGCCATCGATGTCAGCCGCTAGTGCTACTGTTAAGGTTCTAGCCATTATCAAATTCCTTCTTTATTGCAAGGATAACATCCTCAAACTCTTTAATAACTGTTGGTTGCAAGTGTCTTAATGTTGGGAATATAAACCAACCCCGGGATCCTGGACCTTTAGGCATTGGACCAGACCATCTTGGAAATTGTGGATAAGCCTTTGATCCAAACTCATGTGCTGCACCAATACCAACACGATTACCTTTTGTATCGTTACGACTATTAAATTGTGTTGTCGCACCGCCTGAAAATCTTTGACTTGCAAAACCAAATTTAATTTCACCTAAAACGGATGTCTTGCTGACCTTACCACCTTGAGCAATACGATCTGCAGCCTTGCCGCGTGATGCAGCAACTCTCTGGATTTCTCTTAATTCCCTTTGAGCAATATCTCCAACACGCTTGGCAGTTTCTTTAGCAGCAATCTCGCCCATATTTCTAATTACTTTTGATATTTGGCGCAATTCTTTAGGATCGTAAACGATTGATGGTTCAGTCATTTCTCTCCTTTAAAATCTCAATTGCTGTTAATATGTCTTCGGCTTCAGTCCATTCGCTCATTGGGATCTGGGTGGCAATTGCCAACTGGATCAATAAACGATTTAGGCTTCCTGCGGGGTGGCTTTTGGGTTTGCATCACCAACAATTACATCTGTAACTGTTTCACACCAGGCTTCATAAGGTTTGACTGGTTTGCCAGCCGCTTCTCTCTTATGTGCATGATATGCCAAAAACATTAAATCACCGATGCCCATTTTGTCTTGAGCCTGGCCGATAATGTTTCCAGTGTGTTTTTCCCACTTGGCCCACTCAGGCGGTTGGGCTACATAAGTTGCTTGCTCGCCTGAGTTATATTCAATTGTTATTGGTAGTTTCATTAGTTGCTCCCGATTCTATTTTTTAACTAAATGATTCTGCTGGCACGCCAATTACTTGGAATGAGAAGGATACTGTTTGAGCATCTGGTGCAGTACCGCCTGCAGATGGCCAAACTGGTAGTACCTGGAAAGTAAATGTTGCGCCTGAAGCGGCTGTCATTACTGTATTAATTCCTGTGTTTGGTGCTGATTCGGTAACGCCCCATAGTATCTCGCATAGAGATCCTGTTGCTCCCCAATCGGCTAGCATTTCTACATTGAAGGTAAAGTTGTTATCAATAACTTTATATGCCTTGCCGTCTAATGTTTCGTATGTTTGGCGGTTTACTTCGCCAACTAATTGTGCAGATGTTGCTTGAGCATCAAAAGTGTTACCACCGATAGTGAAGGTAACATCTCTGCCCGTGATTACTGTGGTAGACACTTGGACTCCTTAGTTTGTTTGTGTGTAATAGGTTGATACATTTATGTCAGCGATCAACATAGTTGATGCGCCAACTTGTGTAACTGTTGGTCTTTCGACCGCTCCGACAACATATCCGTTAGGAATAACTGCCAGAATACTCATGATTAATTGCTCAATATTATCTAATGAGCCAGGGTTTGAATTGTAGGCAACTGCTGCAGTAATAGTTAAATTAACTTTACAACGAATTGTTTGCTTGCCTATTGTATCTAATTCTAGGTAGGGAGATGCAGGTACGAAAACTATTGCGGGGCTCATTATAGATTCTGGTACATGATTGTAAACATTAGCCGCTAAACCAGAAAACGCTGTTGCTAATGGTTGACGAACTGAACTTAATAAAGTTGATGCAGGCACTATTGAGCCATTGTTTCTGTGTCAATATATGGACCTAACAAGCCCACGCATTTGTTAAATAAATTTCGGCCCATTCTGAACGGAGCGGCTGTAAAATCAACACCTTCTATTTGACCACCTGCTGCAATTCTTGCTTGGAACACTTCGACTGCAACTGCATAAACTGCACTAATGATTGATTGATTACCGACATAAGAGGTTGCGTTTGACAAGGTTGCCACTCCAGATGGGATGACATTAGCCTCGAGTACATCGGCGTTAGTGATTGCGGCAGAAAAGGTAAATTGTCCAAGATTGTCTGCCAATACTGTTCGTGTGCCATTATATGGGGAACCGCATCCTGTGATGACAACTGATTGCCCTTCAGTAAACTCATGAATGCCAACTGTTGTAAAAGTTGCAACATTGTCATTTAAAACTGTTTTTTGAATTGCTGATTTGTATGAAACCAACATTGGAAGAATTATCTGTTCACTTGTATCTATTATTCCATTTAAGTATGTGTCATCATACAAGGAAGAAGACACGCCAATTACACTTCTTAACTGACTGGCAGTAATAATGGTTGGCATGTCTTCTCCTTACTCCCTTTAAAGGATGCCTGAGATCGGGAGCAACCCCAGGCACTCAGTTAAATTACGCTACTGATAAACCACGGAATGCTGTTGGGTAGCGATTAACTACTGCAACATATCCGTATAGACCGATTTCAATACGACCATTAGCAACGATGTTTGCACGAAGTTCAATTCGTGGTGACTCGTGGAATCTCATGGCTGCAGATGGATAAACCAAGCCATATTTATCGTTGTTGTTGTCGCCTGTGTAGTTAGGATCAACTACTAATGAAAGGCCAGCAACTGTTCCTGCGGTGCTGCCTTGAGAAATTAATCCACCAGCATTCTGAGGAACTGCGGCAGCGAATAGAGGCCTCTGTGAACCATCTACGGCACCTAGTAATCCTGCAAAATCAATTCCATCAATTCCGCCAGATGGTGAAACCATTAAGCGGTTTGGTGTGAAGCGCATTACGCCGTATGAATCAGCGATGCCCTTTGCAATTGATTTGTAAATTGATGAATCAGATGTTGATCCGCAAGCATTTACAGCAATTTTTGCTGCATAAGCATCTGTTTTTTGTGCATAAGATGCTGCTAACTCACGAACTAATAGATCAGCAAATGAACCGCCGTCTACTGCGCTGCGATCAAATAACTCAACATTTACAATGTTTGCACCAGCAAATTTGACAACTGTATCTTCTTGGTATGTAACAGTTGTATCTGTTGATGAAAACTCAACACCTTCAGCAGTTTGTGCAACTGTCGCTTGTGTTCCTAGTACTGGAGTAAAAATTTTCATCCCAGTTGCAGGAAGTGGTGCTCTTTCTATGCTATCAATAAATGGCCTCGATGCATCGATAATTCCAATTGCTTCGCGTAGATAATTTGGTGGTACTGTTCCAGTATTTTCTGAAACTGTTGCAATTTGTAATGCAGCGACTAGATCGCGTGCATCTGTATCGCCTTGAATTGCACGAACTTGTGCTGTCAAGAATTGTCCTGCTGTAACATCTAGATCAACGCGTGGCTTTGTGTATGCCATGAATGTTGATGCTGTTACAACTGGTGCTTGAGCCGCTTCTACCGCTTCGGTGGCGATAGGGGCTTCAGAAGTTACTTCTGACACTTGTTGCTCCTTTGGTTGTTCATCCGTAGCGGTTGCTTCGGAATCCTGTGGTGTTTCGCTCGCTGCTACTTCAGCAACTCTTGCACTGTCGATGGCGGGCTCAGTTACTAATGACACTTCTTGTAAAGAACTTGATTTAATTCTTAAGATGCCTTCTTCATTTTTCCATTCGTTGATTTTTACACCAACACTAAATCCGTCGCGTAATCCAGTAGCGGCTTCTTCAAGCGCATCATCTGCAGCGAAAGTTTTAGCCAAACGAAATGTTGCTTCCAAGCCTGAGTCTGTTGTTGTTATGTCGATAAGTTTTCCAAGCGGTTTGGTACGCTCATGCTCAAGCAATAATTTTACAGGCTTAGAAAAATCAATTGAATCTTTTTCAAAAACAGTTAATCCAGCGCTTGTTGAACCTTGCTCATCCCAGGTTACAATTTTGCCTGAAATTGTGCGCTTGTTTGTATCGGCTGCAGTTATCTCAATTGGGAAATTAATCTTCATCGGATTAAGTCTTCTTCCTCTTGTATTTGTTCGACACTCATCGCGCCGATGCGGTTTAGTATTTCGTAAACTTGCGCACGCTCTAATGCTGAACCACGCAAGAAGTCATCTATGTCAAATCTAATTTCCATGCCATTAGGCACAAAATCAGCCATTGACAATCTTTGTTCAATTGCAGTTAATATTGGCCGTAATGAGAAATCAATTAATGCTTTTCTTTCGGCTGTCATATTTGAATATGTCATTGATGTGGTTTCTGCAGATAAAAATGATGCAGGAATTCCGGCAGCCCTAGAAATTTCTAATGCAAGATATTGTCTTGCTTCGTTAAGTTGTAATTTAGCAGGATCAAACCCAACTGCTTGTAACTCAACATCAGAATTTAAAAATGCCGTACTGCGTGTATTTCTTGCAACTTTCCACTGCTCTAATAACTTTGAAATTCTTTCAGATGTTAATGGTGCACCAGATGCTTTAAGCGCCATTGTTGGCATTGGCTCTTTAGCATATAATTCAGCAGCATTTTCTAATGCTAATGCGGCTTTAATTGTGCGACCTGCGCGATTCAGTATTCCTTCATCTAATCCGTTAAATACAATTAGAGATCCAGCGCCAAATGGCGGAACTCTTTTGCCATCAACTGTGTAATATTCAATTTCTGTTGAATCAGTGTTTAAACTTGCAAAAACTCTGTTTGGTGCAATTCTTGTCCATGACCTAATTCTTGAACCATCGGTAAGAGAATAATTTTCCATTACCATTCCATAAGCAACACCAAATAATAATAAATCTTCGGCAATCCAAGAATAAATTGCTGATCCTGCAACTCTTGGATCTGGTTGCATAATTACGCGTTGTGGTCTTACATGCTCATTTGTAAAATGATTATATTGCTCTAATGGTAAAGATCCAACTGTTGAACAAATAATATTTCTAGCACGAGCGCCAGATGGCACTGCCATAAATTGTTCACGAGTTGCTGTTGATGTGGCAAATAACATTCCACCAACAAATTGTTGCGCATTGTATGGCGCTAACGCCGCTTGAACATCGACTTGATCGACTGCCTGTTTTGTGGTAAAACGATCGAATAATCCCATTGGTAAAGATTATACCATTTAGGCGATTTGTATGTCTATTTCTGTTTGTGTCTGAGTTGCAAAATATGTAGCGAGCGCACTGGCGACTGCTGCACAAACGGCTACCTTGCTGGCTCTTCTTCCAATAATCCAACTTCCATCTCCGTAAGGTAATCTGGCTGCAGATAATACTTGCTGAGTAAATTCTTCCTGGCCCCCATGTTGTAACCTGTGTGAATTAATGGCGCCAAGCCACCGATCGCAACTTTCGCTATAAATGCTGCCATCCATGTCCGTAACAGGTATTCCAGCAGGAACTAACCTGCTAGCAATTGCCTGGCTTGTTTTTTTGCTATAGGCAACAGTTTCAACATGATATTTCCTGACATAAGGCGCTATGTCATTGGCAACCGCAAAATCATTTAATGAATAATCATTTGACCAAGTATGAAGTAAAACCATGTTAAATCGTTCACCATCTAATCTTTGAGCAGCAACTAAGGCTGCATGTTTACGATCTGGTGAACAATCTAATCCAAACCAGGTTGGCTTATCTGGATCTAGTGGAATTGGATCAACTTTACATTGTGCCCATTTTTGAGCATCTACTGCACTATTTATTGT